GCCAGCGCAAGTCGACCCCATACCTACGGAGTCTCCGACCAATCATCTCGCCGACTGATTTCTGGAAAAACATATTTATTCCAGGTTCAACGGCGATAACTCGATTAGTCGTTGCATCCTTAGGTACGGTGATAATCTTATTGCCCACTTGAAAGGACGGAAAACCGGCCTCCACAAGCTGGGTGGCCCAGAGAGGATATACTCTCTCGAAGGTCTCCCAGGGCAAAAGACTGTACAGATCACGCGTTATCCCGACTTCAAGTCGGAATTTCTTGACTGAACTGGCTTCTCTACGCCTAATAAGAGTAGAGGCACCAGGACCCCAGTCAGGTCTTGCAAAGAACTCATCAGCCTCAAAGTCGCCAAGCAACTTGTCAATTTTACGAATGACTGCGTTATGCAGCCAAACGACGCGACCCTTGAATAAGGGGTCGCGAGACAAGTCACGAAAGCGACGATTTGTCTGCTTACAAAGAAGCTCAAAATCATCGAACTTCTTTAGCGCCACCTCATCCAAGTCATAGTCGAGGGATAACCCTTCAAACTTTGACAAGAATTTGGTAGCGCTGTAAGCAGAGCGAAGGTCTACTAAAGAATTGTAGGCCTTGGGATCGAACTCGAGTTTAGCTAACTGCTCATGCTCAGAATACTTGTAGAGCATGAAAACAGTTAGACTTCGAGGACAATCCAATGCTGATAAATACTCTGCAATAACCGAGGATTCTAAACCCTCGGGGACGCGATAGCTCGAGATTCCTTTATGGAATCTGCCACCGTGCTTCTTAGAAGACATGGCGAACTCCCAGAGTTAACTTCTTGCCTGACGTCTAGTTAATAGACGTTTTCGAAGGTGGTCACCGCAGCTTCGAGTGGCGAACCCGTTGAATCAGTGGGCGTGCCATCCGATGCGTTAACCAACTGTGCGAACAGAGTGGATGCCCTGGAAAAGAGCGTTTGACGCTCAATCAGGGTACTCCGTTCGGGCAGGAAGAACTCTCCGATGAAGGTACAATCATACGCTTTCGTCGGAGCCGGATTAATACCGGTCATCGTAGAGGCGCTGGTTGTTTCCATCGTTGGGAGAACGAGCTTGACTGTGCACCTGTACACCCGACTTGCCTTGGTAGGCGGTCGAAGTGAGAGGGTCAGCCTGGGGTAGGCAATAGCGTATCCTACGCTACGGTCCACCCACGACGCGACACCCAAAGGGGAAATCCCTTCGGGGCTCATCGTCGAGTCGACACCGACCGTGGCGCTCGTCGTAAGACGAGCAAGCGCATGGTTGATGATGCCGCTCAACTTCACTGCCGCTAATGCGGCCATGTGAGTACTTCCTTTCTAAGAAAGAAAAGCCATTAGTCTCGCTACTTGAATGCCTGCGCTAACAAAGCGATTGCGTTCACGGCTCGACTCTTGAGGAACTCCCCTTCTTTTCCAAGAATAGGAGAACCTCCGCTTATCCCAGCGGAATTAAACGAGGGTAAGATTGGAGAAGGCCAGCTCGAAAGAGCAGACCTAACCAACCTAATCTCGTCCCACTGGAAGTTCGCGTTGAGTCTAACGTTCACGGTCGGGTTGAGTTGCGAGACACCGTTGTAGCTAATGGCAGAATCCATTTTAATCCTCGTAAAGCTGGTTTTGGAACCTCCCAAAAAGGTAAACCCTTTCCAGGCACCAAGTGCCTCAAGGTAATCACCAATAGGAAGGAACCAGTCAGCAACGAAGCTAAATGGAAGTAACTCCCATCCGAGAGCGACGGGGTTTGTAAAACCGGTTTGGGCAAAAAGAGCAGCAAGTGGGTTATCCATCCGCATCCTGAGAACATACTTCACTGAGGTCTGTACTGTATGGGTTGTAACACCCGTATTTCCAAACCCAATGATGCTATTCCCAGGAGGGTAGGTTTTATCCACAAACTGCTTAGTTGCCTTAGCCGAACCGCGCACCTTTTGGACAAAATCATTGGTGGAACTAATGTTCCCCATGATCTTAAGGAAGCCTTCAATGTCGGAGAGTAACGGTTTCCACCCGTACTGGAGCTGTAGCCAATTCTGGGCCACAGTTTTACCAATACTGGGTGAGCCTTTCGCTCCCTTCCACTTAGGGCTAACTTGTCCTGCACCAAGAGCGGCAATTGCGCCGGGTATGTTGAACCGTTTCAATTGTCGTAAACTCGAAGCGATCATCGTAGCATTAGTAAAAATGAGCGCCGAAAGTTGACTCACTTGAGCGATATTCTGGGCCAGGTTACTTTGTATACCTGTGTTCGAATTCGCTATGAGCCTCTTGAGTGCATTAAAATCCGCCAATTCAACAGAAGGAACTGGCGAGCTAGGTGCTGCATAGACCCAGTCATAGGGCTGTATTCGCAAATCGAAGTTGCCAGTAGCTGGTTGCTCCTGGTGCCAACAATAGCGATTTATGCCCACATCGATGATCCGCACGGTATGATTGTTATCAACGTACCTTTTGCGTTTTATCTT